AGTCTGGTCGGGGCAAGACCCTTGTGGGTGACGGTGGCAAAGCCATCGGACCCTACCAAATTTGGGAATCGTATTGGAGCGATGCCGTGGAGTTTGACCCTTCAATCGGCGGTTCGTACAAGGACTGTATGGACAAGGCGTACTCTGAAAAGGTGATCCGTGCGTACTGGGCACGTTACGCTCCAAAGGGCGCAACGCTTGAGCAGTTGGCGCGTATTCACAACGGGGGCTGTGGTATCTTGAAGAAGGAACACAGCACCAAGGCGAAGGACCGTAAGGCGTGGGACAACACCACAAAGTACTGGAAGAAGATTCTAAAGGAGATGAAGCAATGAGCAAGCCATTTGGATACTCGTATTTCATTGATATGTACGGTTGCCGCGCAGGAGTGGCAGACGACATGGAACTCACCTACCGCTTTCTTGAGCAGTTGGTGGATCGCATTGGCATGACCCGCATGGCTCCACCCGTGGTGATTCACGCTCCCCGAAACAAGGACGGTGCGGAAATCTACCCCGAAAAGGCAGGTGTCAGCGGATGGGTTCCACTCATTGAGAGCGGAATTCAGATTCACTCCATTGAACCCACCCACTTTATTACCCTTGATGTGTATTCGTGCAAGGAGTTTGATCCGAACATCATCAAGCACTTTGCCCATGAGTGCTTTGGGTTTGAGGGGTGCGAGGAACGCTTCTTTGAGCGTGGAACTCTGTACGGAAACGAAGAATGAACACACACAAGATTATTCTCGGTGACTGCGTTGAAGGCATGAAGACGCTGCCAGACGGCTGCGTTCACACTTGCATTACATCCCCGCCGTATTTCGGACTCCGTGACTACGGAACGGGAACATGGGAGGGAGGTGACTCCAACTGCGATCACATTGACGAGACTGCTATGGCAGAACGCATGAGGCAGAAGAAGTCCATGATAGCCGTGGGTGAGCGAATGGACGGCAGTACACGCACACGGGTGCATGACGAGGAAATCGGCAAAGGCATACAACACAAACACCTATGCAAGAAATGCGGAGCCAAGCGAATGGACTCGCAGATCGGTCAGGAGGACACCGTTGACGGCTATGTGCAGAAGATGGTGGAGGTGTTCCGCGAGGTGCGGCGCATCCTGCGCGATGACGGCACCCTGTGGCTGAACCTTGGCGACTCGTACATGATCGCGAAGAACTGTGCCCCGCCGCCGCAAACGGTCGGGGGACAGCGAGGGATGCCTTCAGACTTTGTTCCTCCCAACCGCAAGGATCAGAAGGGGCTGAAGACGAAGGACTTGATCGGCATTCCGTGGCGTGTTGCGTTTGCCCTGCAAACGGACGGGTGGTATCTGCGGCAGGACATTATCTGGAACAAGCCTAATCCCATGCCTGAAAGCGTGGAAGATCGCTGCACGAAGGCGCACGAATACATTTTTCTACTGTCCAAGAAGCCCCACTACTACTACGATCACGAAGCGGTCAAGGAGCCACTTGCGGAGTCTTCGGTTGGACGAGCAGAAAGAAAGCAAAAATTGATAGACCGAACAGGTGTGGGAACTCTTGCTCTTGGGAAGCAAATCAAAGATGGTGTAAACACCGATCACGGGTATGCAGGTCTTGCTCTTGGTAGAAATGGAAAAACTGGATACTCTAAAGACGGCAAGCGCAACAAGCGGTCAGTATGGACGGTGAACGCGAAAGGCTACAAGGGCGCACACTTTGCGGTGTACCCTGAAAACCTGATCCTGCCGTGTGTGTTGGCAGGATGCCCACAGGACGGCACGGTGTTTGACCCGTTCACGGGCAGCGGCACGACTGCGGTGGTCGCGCTGAAGAACGGACGGAACTACATCGGGACTGAACTCAATCCCGAGTATGTACAGATCGCAGAGGAACGGATCAAGGAAGAGATACCGACAACACTCAACAGTCTATTTTCATGACCAAGCGATCTGCCATCGACATCATCGAACGAGCGAAGAACTACGACAAGAATCATTGTTGGCAGTACGACATCCGCGTCAACAATCTGCCGCAGGACATTGTCGAGAGTGGCATCGACCCCGAGCGCATCAAGACGCTGACGGTGAAGGACTTCACTTTTCGACTGCTAACCACCGACAAGGAAAGGCGGGAAGCGACCGAGTTCATCCAACGCCATGAGTGGCTTGGCAACCTGTCGCAGTACACCACACATTGGTTTGGTGCGTACTATCATGACCCCAACCAAGGTCTCATGGGCAAGGACACCCTCGCGGGCGTGACCCTGATGAACATGCCGAATGCATTCTCCAAGTTACTTGGCGAGAATACAAGGGAAATGGAACGACTCATCAGCAGGGGGGCATGCATCTCATGGAGTCCCAAGAACCTTGCGAGTTCGTTTCTCATGTGGACTATTCAATGGATGGTCAAGAACACTCGCTATCGATTGTTCACCGCATACTCCGATCCCACGGCAAAGGAGATCGGCACCATCTATCAGGCATGCAACTTTTATTACTTGGGCAACGAGTCAGGAACCACGACCCGCTACATCAATCCATACACGGGCAAGATCGTGTCTGATCGCTTCTTCCGTGTCCGCAGCGCATACAAGAAGTATGCCAAGGAATTGGGAATCGCATGGGACAAGAGTTGGAGCAATGACCAAAAAATGCTTTGGGCAAACATGCCACCGAGCATCGAAGCCGCTCTCAGATCGCACAGCAAGTTGAAGCAATCTCAGGCGACGAAGATTGACTTCCCGTCCAAGCACAAGTATGCTTACATACTTGGAGCAAACAAGACAGAGACAAAGAAACTGCGTAGGGAGTTCGAAGCCCGTAATACCACACTACCCTACCCGAAGGAGAGGGGATCATGAGTCAACTGAAGACAATCGGTAAGTGGGTCGCTGTACGAACAGAAGGTCTTGGTCAGCAGAAGAAGACTGACGCGGGGATCATCTACACCGAGAAGATTACGAACCCCAACATTTGGAGCGTGGTTGTGTCGGTGGGCGACAAGGTCACCGAGGATATCCGCGTTGGCGATAAGGTTCTTTGGGACATCACCAAGGGAAAGGGTCGCGGACATGAGTCTTGTGATATCATTCACCAAGACATCATTCTCGCCGTTGACCGCAAGGAAGCCGATTGACCCCGTTCTATACCAATGTCGTTACCAAGGGAGGCAGACTCCTGCATCGCGGCTATGACAAGCATGGCAAGCGTGTGCATGAATCCCTCACCTTCCGACCCACCTTGTTCGTTCCGACGAAGAAGGTCAAGCCTGATTCGTGGCACACCATCGACGGCAACAGGGTCGATCCCGTTGACTTTGAGAACATGTTCGAAGCGCGGGAGTTCATCAAGAAGTACTCTGATGTGGAGGGCTTCATGGTCTATGGAGACATCGAATCGCAGTATCAGTTTATCGCTGAGAACTACGGCAGCGAGGGTGAACTTGAGTACGATCCGACCCTGATCCGCGTCTGCTACATCGACATCGAAGTGGAAAGCGAGAACGGTTTTGCCACCCCTGAGGAGGCATCCGAGAAGGTCAACGCCATCACGCTGATGCAGGGCAAGGAGATTCATGCATTTGGCTTGGGCGATTTCAAGGCTCCCGAGGGTGTGGTTGCACACCGCTATTCCGAAGAGTCGCAGTTGCTCCATGGCTTCTTGGATGTGTGGGAGTCGTTGGACTGCGACATCGTCACGGGGTGGAATGTCAACATGTTCGACATGCCCTACCTTTGCCGCCGCATCGAACGGGTTCTAGGAACCAAGTCTGCCAAGCGGCTGTCTCCATGGGGCGAGTACCGCTCCCGCGAGGTCTATGTGATGGAGCGCAAAAACATGGTGTACGAGTTCTCAGGGATCACCATCCTTGACTACATGGACTTGTACAAGAAGTTCACATTCATCACTCCTGAATCCTACAAGTTGCAGCACATCGCGTCCGTTGAGTTGGGCGAGACCAAGATGGACTACTCCGATGTCGGCACCCTGACCGACCTGTACCACAAGGACTTTCAGCGGTTCATGGAGTACAACATCAAGGATACGGTGATTGTCTCCAAGTTGGAGGACAAGTTGCGCCTGATCGAACTTGCACAGGCACTTGCCTACAGCGCAAGAAGCAACTTCGGGGATGTCTTCTCACAGGTACGGATGTGGGACAGCATCATCTACAATCATCTTCGAACCAAGAATATTGCGATCCCGCCCAAGACGGGCAATGACAAGGACAACCAGTTCGAAGGTGCATATGTCAAGACACCCATCATCGGTGAACATGAGTGGGTGGTGTCGTTTGACTTGGACTCGCTCTACCCTCACCTGATCATGCAGTACAACCTCAGCCCCGAGACAATCATGAGCGACAGGGTTCCTGCCGTCTCCGTGGACTCGCTGCTGACAGAAGGCAAAGACCCGTCCTTGGAGGGCTTTCTTGCTATGGCGAAGGATAAGGACATCTGCGTGGCTGCGAACGGGACGATGTATCGCAAGGATGTCCGTGGCTTCCTCCCCGAACTCATGGACACCATGTACGCCCAACGCAAGGAGTACAAGAAGCGAATGCTTGAGGCGAAGGGGTGGATCAAGACCGAGGGAACCAAGGCTGATCCTGCCACGGTTGCCGCCAAGAAGAAGGAAGTCTCCAAGTACCACAACTTTCAGTTGGTGCGTAAGGTGCAGTTGAACAGCGCGTTCGGTGCGTTGGGAAACCAGTACTGCCGCTACTACAACCTCAGCATGGCAGAGGCAATCACCGTGTCGGGGCAGTTGTCTATTCGTTGGGCAGAGGACAACCTGAACCGTTTCCTCAACAAGGCTTGCGGCACGGAGGGTGAGGACTATGTGATTGCCGTGGACACCGACTCCGTGTACCTCAGGCTAGGCCCGCTTGTCGCCAAGGCGTTCCCCAAGAAGGACAAGAAGAAGACCACCGAGATGGTTGACAAGTTCTGCAACGATGTGATCTCCCCAAAGATCAACAAGTGGTACGAGCAGTTGTCAGGTCGAATGAACGCTTATGCCAATCGCATGTCCATGAAGCGGGAAGCCATTGCCGCAAAGGGTGTGTTCACCGCCAAGAAGCGGTACATGCTTGCCGTTCACCTTGGTGAGGACAATGTATACATGGACGATCCCGATCTCAAGATCATGGGCATCGAAACCGCTCGTTCGTCCACCCCACAAATTGTCCGCACACGCCTGAAGGAAGCAATCAAGTTGATCCTGACTGCCGATCAAGGCGCATTACACTCTTTCGTGGAGAAGTTCCATGACGAGTTCGTGACCCTTCCGATCTATGACATTGCGTTCCCGCGTGGGTGCAACGGCGTGGATGATTACGCCGATGCAGCAAGTATCTACAAGAAGGGCACTCCTATGCATGTCAAGGGGTCGCTCGTCTACAACCATTGGATCAAGAAGATGGGGCTGTCCAAGAAGTACCCCTTGATCCGCAACAGCGAGAAGATCAAGTATGTGGAACTCAAGGTTCCCAATCCCCTGAAGGAGAGGGTGCTTTCGTTTCCTGCCACCTTCCCCGAGGAGTTCGCGCTTGATGGATTCATCGACCGCGAGACACAGTTTGAGAAGGCTTTCATCGAACCGCTATCGAACATCCTCAACTGCATCGGGTGGAAGGTCAAGGAGCAAGGCTCGTTGGAAAGTCTGTTTGCCTGACCTAAATAGAGCATATGGCTCAGGCATTCCGATCATTTCTCAGCGAGGAAAAGGTCAAGTACCCGCATGTACACCTTTCATTCGATGATCATTCGGTATCGAATTGGCATGCATGCCGCGATCTGTTCAACAAGTACGGCGCAAAAGCCGTCTTTTATGTGGACTCCTTTCATGAACTGGAAGTAAGCGAGATTAAGATGCTGAAGGAACTTCGCGAGGACAATCATGTCATCGGTTGCCACGGCAAAACCCATAAGGATGCATTGGTTTACAGCCGCCGATATAACATCGACCGCTACATCGATGACGAGGTACTTCCCGCAATGGAAGACATGGCAGGGGCAGGATTCAAGCCGACCCACTTTGCCTTTCCATACTCGCACTTTGACGAGACTCTTTACTCTGCCGTGAGTCCATTCTTTTGCTATGTCAGACCAGGCAACGAGTCCCACTTCTACTCAGGGCAGCGCATGTTCTTCAGCCCGAACAGGCTTGGCAAAGACGAGGAGCCGCGGGAAGCCCTGATCCGCAGCGGAGCCATGGAGCGCGTCCTAGAGGGGCTACGCGAGACTGCCAAGACAGACAAGGGCATTAGCATCGTCCTGCACGACATTCGCCCCACGGGCGCACCCGCGCACACGGGCACACGCGCGGACGCGCACATTACGCGGGAGGAGTTGGAGCAAGTCCTAAAGACTCTAAACGAAGTTGGCTACGCATACGAAACCTTTGAAAAGGTTTGCAAATATGGCTCGGATCCCTTTGACAAACCCGATGGCTTGGTGTAAGATCACCTAAATCACTCTAGTGAGGTATACACAATGAACTTTCTGAAGACACTCGTCAAGAACAGCGGTAACGAATACGCCTCTATCGCAAACGATGGTTTGGAAGCCGATGTCGGCGGCTTCATCGATACAGGCTCCTACTCCTTCAACGCCCTCGTATCGGGAAGTCTGAAGGGAGGCATCCCCGACAATAAGATTCTAGGCATCGCGGGTGAGTCTGCCACAGGCAAGACATACTTTGCCCTAGGCATTGCAGCGCAGTTCCTCAAGGACAACAAGGACGGGGCGATCCTGTATTTTGATTCCGAACAGGCTGTGACAAGCACGATGATTGCCGAGCGTGGTCTTGACAAGACTCGCGTTGCCGTGTTCCCCGTTTCAACCGTGGAACAGTTCCGCTATCAAGTGCTACAGATTCTTGAGAACTACGGCAAGTTGGACAAAGCAGAGAAGAAGCCGATGATGATCGTCCTTGACTCTCTTGGAATGCTTTCGACATCGAAAGAGATGAACGACAGCACCGAGGGCAAAGAAGTCCGCGACATGACGCGCAGTCAGGTCATCAAGTCGGTCTTCCGTACCGTGACGCTCAAGTTAGGCAAGCACAACATCCCAATGATCGTGACGAACCACACCTATGATGTTGTGGGTGCCTATGTCCCGACCAAGGAGATGGGTGGCGGCAGCGGTCTCAAGTACGCTGCGACCACAATCATCTATCTGTCGAAGAAGAAGCACAAGGACGGGGACGGACAGGTTGTGGGCAACATCATCCATTGTAAGACTTACAAGAGCCGCCTGACCAAGGAGAACCGTGTGGTCGATGTCCTCCTGAACTTCGATAGCGGTCTTGATCGATACTACGGTCTCATCGACCTAGGCATCAAGCACGGCATCTTCAAGAAGGTTTCAAACAAGATCCAGTTCCCCGATGGCAAGTCCGACTTTGAGTCCAAGATCAACAAGAACCCCGAGAAGTGGTTCAGCGAGGATGTGATCAAGGCTCTTGATGAGGCTGCTGCCAAGGAGTTCAAGTACGGTCAGGACGAGAGCATGGAGGAGGTCAAAGATGCCGAGTGATACACCGCCGCTTCTGTGGGACGGCTTCGAACCCGCATTCATGGGTGTCTTGCGTAGATTTGGTCAGAAGAATGCAGTAGCAGTCTATGACTATAATCGCTGCATGGACATTCTGATCAAGCGCGACAACATGGAGGAGGATGAAGCGGTTGAATGGATCGAACATAACTGCTTGGGTGGTTGGCTTGGCGAGGGAACACCCGCCATGGTCTTCCGCTGCTCCATGCTAGAACTTTGTGAAGAGTACAATTCAAATAATGATCGCGACTACGGGGATGAACATCCTGAAGACAAGAATGATAGCATGACGAAGGAAGAAAAGGAAATGTTTGACGAGGCGATTCGCGACTTCGCCTTCAACTTCATGAAGTATGTCCGCGAAGTAGATTCATCCATTTACACCAGAGCAAAGCAGTATGCTATTGATTTTTCAGGAAATGAAGTTGTAGAGTTCATTGAAGATAAAAAAGGAAACACCAATGAGAATTGTGATTAAGTTCCCCACAAGGGGGCGGCCCGATAAGTTTATAGAGGTATTGAACAAGTACATCAACTTCCTTTCTGGAATGCATGAGGTGCATTTCGTTGTTTCGTTCGATCATGATGACAAAAGTATGAACAACGACAACATGTTGTCCCTGTTCAGCCGTATCAATACTCAACTTGAGGGACGCATGCATCCTGTATGCGGAAATTCCACGGGAAAGATTTCAGCGATCAATGCAGACTTGGATGTTGTTCGCCGTCTGAATCCTGATGTGATTCTACTTGCATCTGATGACATGATCCCTGTTCATGGTGGATATGACGATGTCATTGCACGGGCAATGGCTAAGTTCTTCCCCGACACCGATGGTGTCCTGTGGTTCAACGATGGATTCTCAGGGGGCAATCGTCTGATCACCCTGTCCATCTTGGGGCGTAAGTATTTCGAACGCTTTGGATACCTTTACTACCCAGGCTACAAATCGGTGTTCTGCGACAATGAGTTCACAGAGGTAGCCAAAATGCTTGGTAAGGTCGTGTTCATCGACCAAGTCATCATTCAACACCAATGGGTCGGGGCTACGGCTCCTGATGCGCTGCATGCGCATAACGAGTCCCCCGAGATGTATGCACATGACAGGCCGCTGTTCGAAGAGCGTCTTGCACGAAATTTTGATCTAAAGCCCGAGGAGATTAAGAATGTCTTGGCGACCAATTCATAAACTCTCTATCCTTATCCCTAGCCTAGAGGAACGGAGAAAGACCCTAGAACAACTCAAGACCGAACTGGCGAATCAGATCGGCAAGCGAAATGTAGAGGTGCTGTCCCTGTCGGACAACAGGCAGATGAGCATTGGACAGAAGCGCAACATGCTCCTCACTCAATCGACGGGTGAATATGTTTCCTTTGTCGATGATGATGACATGGTAAGTCCCGACTACATCGAAAAGGTTCTGAACGCTTTAACAAAGAACCCTGACTGCTCCTCACTCACGGGCGAGATCGTCTTCTCTGATGGGTATAGCCGTCCCTTTATCCATTCTCTGCGGTATGACAGGTGGGTCGATGACCATGAGGGCAAGGTTTATTACAGACCACCTAATCACCTCAATGCAGTTCGTCGGTCGATTGCAGTACAGGTTGGGTTTCCACCATGGAACAGCGGGGAAGACCGCTCGTTCAGCATGGGCATCCGACACTTCCTCAAGAAGGAAGAATGGATTGACGGCGTGATCTACAATTACAAGTGCAACAAGACTTTCGAAGAAACACACAACAATCAGGTAGCGCGATGAGCAACACACTACTACATCAAATTGGCGCAAAGTATCAGACAGACAAACAGGATTATCACCATCGGTTTGCAGGATATTCTTATCTAGACACTTATCACCGATACCTAAATGGGATCAGAGAACTACCATTAAATGTCTTGGAGATTGGTGTTCGGGATGGATGTTCACATCGAATGTGGAAAGAATACTTTCCCAATTCTATGATTTACGGGATCGATATCGATCCAAGATGCAAAGCATCCAAATCTGACAGGATTAAGGTTTTCATCGGTAGCCAAAGTGATCCTGCTGTCATTCAAGAGGTGTGTCAAGAGGCGAATGGTCAGTTTGATGTCATCCTAGATGATGGGTCGCATGTCAATGAACTTACTCTAAAGTCATTCGATCTTTTGTTTCCACATCTAAAGTACGGTGGTTTGTACATCATCGAAGATACTAGTTGCACCTACCTCGGAGAAAGCCTGAAAAAGGGAATCATCGATGGTGCTTGGCCTGGGATGCAATACAATCAAGGAGTAGAGTTCAACAATAACCGAGAGGACATGGATGCGCTTTTCAAGCGCGTGATTTTTGATTTGGACAGCAAGACGGGTGAGATTGAATGGCTTCATTTCTATAGTGGATTCGTAATCATGAAGAAGATTGGTATTTCGAAATGATTGTGCAGATTACGATGACTCGGAATGAACTCTTCTTGATTAAGGAGATGCTTCCCATTTGGCAAAGATATGCCGATGGTTTTGTATTTCTTGATGATGGATCGACGGATGGCACATATGAATTTATAACTGAGAATGCTGCAAAATACAATATTTTGTCGGTCATGAAATCGGGTAGAGATATGGATGCGCTTCCAATCGAATCGAACATGCGTCAATCTCTCTTCGATGAAGCCCTCAAACATTCAGGCAACATCGTCTGTCTTGATACAGATGAGTACATCGATGGTAACCTGACCAAAGATCAACTTGAGAATTTAATGATCTCTAACAAGGACACCCTGTTTCACTCTCTGTGGATACAATACCTAGACCAAAATCATGTTCGTGTAGATGGGCCTTGGCGAGTAAACTGGATGGATAGAATTGGTTCATATAGTCAACGAGCCGTGTTCCGAAATTTACAGATGCATTCTGAGCATCTTCCAGTTCCAAAGAATCAGTTGTGGATCAACATGCCACACTTGTTCATCGCCCATCTCGCGTGGGTGGACAAAAAGGCAGTTGCGCTCAAGCAGTACTACTGGAAGGTAATCGACTATGTCAACCGAGCCAAATTTGGAATCGACACGCTGAATCCCGCTGAGTACGACAGATCAGTCAACAACTTCAATTGGCAAGCAGAGCATTTTCCATTTCCACTTCGCGCAAGAACAGACATATACCAAACACAAAACGAGACTGCCAACTATAAGAGACAGTTCATCAAAGAAAGTGTTGAGAAATACAACATCCCCAACTTGAATGATTGGGGAATGGGTATACACTAGTCGCCAAGAGGAAATCATGGAAGACATTCTGAAGGCAGTACAAGAGTTCATCGCAGCAAAGCAGCAGTCGAAGACATGGGAGGCAGGAAAAGATTGGGTGCAGTATGCAGGTTCTTTCTTCGGCACCGAAGAGTACACCGAATCCGTCAAGACACTTCTTGAGGGTTGGTTGGTATTGGGTCAGAACGGGATTCGCTTCGAAGGTCAGTTCCCCAAGTTGATGAACAAGGACTATGGAATCCTTACCAACAGCGGGAGCAGTTCGAACCTGATCATGATGTCAGCCCTGACATCGAAGAGGCTATACAATCTCCCCAAGGGAACCAAGGTCATCACTCCGATTGCAGGGTTCCCAACCACCATCAATCCGATCTTTCAGGTCGGGTTTGAGCCTGTCTTCGTTGACATCGACCTAGACACGCTCAACCTGAACCTTGACCAAGTGGAGGAGAGAGCGAAGCAGGGCTGCAAGGTCATTACCTTTGCCCATGTCCTAGGCAATCCTCCGAACATAGATCGCCTGATGGAGATCGTTGATCAGTACGGTCTCATCCTTCTTGAGGACTGCTGTGATGCATTGGGCAGCACCTACAAGGGTAAGCCGCTCGGATCCTTCGGTGAGTTTGCAAGTTGCTCGTTCTACCCTGCACACCACATCACGATGGGAGAAGGTGGCTTCGTTGCATGCAAGACACATGAGCAGGAGATCGTTGCCCGTAGTTTCCGTGAATGGGGACGAGGCTGCTATTGCGTGGGACAGAAGGCAAACTTCTTGAAGAATGGTTCGTGCAAGAAGCGGTTCTCAAACTGGCTTCCTGCCCTGCCCGACGAAATCTTCGACCATAAGTATGTGTACGACGAGATCGGCTACAACCTGAAGCCGACAGATCAACAGGCTGCGATGGGGCTAGTTCAGTTGAAAAGACTGCCCCAAATCATCGACATGAGAAAGCGAAACTACAAGCGGCTATGTGAGATCTTCTCCAAGTACGAGGAGCATTTCATCATCCCACGGGCGACCGAGGGTTCTGATCCCGCGTGGTTTGCTTTCCCACTCACTCTCAAGAACCGATGTCCCTTCAAGAGAAAAGACATCGTGGATTACTTGGAGGAGAACAAGATTCAGACCCGCCCCTACTTTGCAGGAAACATCATGCTACAGCCTGCCTACACGGGCATGATGGATCAGCAGGAGGTCATCAAGAACTATCCCAACGCAAGAAAGGTAACCACGGATACCTTCTTCCTTGGCACTAGCCCCGTGATTACCCCCGAGCAGATGGATTATATCGAACAGACTGTGAATGACTTCTTCAACAAGAAGAGGGTTTCACTCAATGTGATCAATTGAGAGGAAAGGATACACAATGAAAGCAAGCACAATGTCAATCTGCATCGTTACCTTCAGGCAGAGGGGCGAGATGGTTAGGAAGTTGGTTGCTGATATCAGACAGCGCGTTCCCGAGGATGTAGACATCATCTTGGCTGTGAACGGAAACAACAATGAGGACATGCCCGATTGGTACAGGCGCAGCATGTTGGAACTGTGCATGCTGCATAAGAATGTCTATCCGATCTTTTGCCCCGAGTTCAAGAGTCTAAGCAAACTGTGGAACACACTTGTGATCTTTAGCAAGACTCAGTACAACTTCATCATCTGTGATGATGTGGAATACGGTAGCGACGAGATATACCAAAAGGTTCTCAATCACATCAACACAACTGGAGACGAGTTCTTCACGATCAATGGGGAGTTCTCGCATTTTGTCTGCACGAAAGACATGCTCCACAAGGTCAACTATTTTGACGAGCGGCTGTCTGCTTTTGGCGAAGAAGACGGGGATATGCACTACAAGCACATTGAGGCAACTGGAAAGAGAATCCCTGCCCTGAGTATCCCGAACATCTTCAACAAGGCTGCTTACTACTTCAGAAACGAAAAGATCGAAACCTTCGTTGACAACAAGCCAAAGTACAACAGGGAAGTTGCCAAGTTGATGTATGCTGCCGATCCAAATGGAATTGTCAATCCGATGGATCCAACCAAGACTCCAGTTAAGAAGATTGCCGAGAACACTCCGCAATATCCGCATGAAATGTTTGTCATCAAGAACAAGCACAACATCGAAAAGTTTCAAAAGGTGATCTTCTAATGGGTAAGATCTCTGTATTTGGCGGCAAGGGTTTCATCGGATCGAAGTTCTGCGAACTGCATCCAAGTGATGTCGTTGTAATGGACAGGGAGGATTACACCCCCAAGACAAACGACATCCTCTATCTGATCAGTACCACAGACAACTACAATGCCCTTAACAACTTGCATGTTGACATTGACACGAATCTCAGCGTTCTGATGAATGTTCTTGAGAGACTTCCCAAGGGGCAGGATGTGACTTTTAATTTCGTCAGTTCGTGGTTTGTCTATGGAAAGAACTACGAGATGCCCTTCCGCGAGGATCACTCAAAATGTAGTCCCACGGGGTTCTACTCCATCACAAAGTATTGTGCGGAGCAGTTGCTCGTTTCGTTCTGCCAAACACACAACATCAAGTACAGAATCTTTAGGCTTGCGAATGTGTTGGGCGTGGGAGACAAGAGGATTTCCAAGAAGAAGAATGCTCTTCAATACTTGGTGAGGGAAATCGTCAGCGATAGAGATGTTCCTCTCTATTATGGGGGCGAAGTACTCAGAGACTACATCGGCGTAGATGATGTTGCGTCTGCCATGAAGTTGTGTATGAGCAAGTCTCCTGTCAATCAAATCATCAACATCGGAAGCGGTAGACCTCATAAGTTTCTCGACATGATCAACAAGGCTATCGAATACTCTGATTCGAAATCCAAGATCATTCATATTGACCCAACCCCGTTCCATGATATAGTTCAGGTTCGGCATTCCTACTTGGACACTTCCAAGTTGGTTTCCTATGGATTTAAGCAGGGCAAGGACATCAACACAATCATCGAAGAGTTGGTAGACCACTACAAGGGAGAGGTAGCAGCGTGAAAATTGTTTATGTGACAGGATGCTTGGGCTTCATTGGCTCTTATGTGACTCGACTCTGCTTGGAGAAGGGGTGGTATGTCAAGGGCGTTGACAAGATCACATATGCCGCAAACGAGGATTTGCTTGAGGAGTTCAAGAAGCACAAGAACTTCTCATTTGTCCATTGCGATATCAATGACTTGAAGTTCCTCTACGATTGCGACTACATCATCAACACCGCAGCCGAAACACATGTTGGGAACTCAATTGCCAACAGCGATGATTTTGTCAAGTCGAATATCTATGGTGTTCACACCATCCTCAACCTGATGCGAAACTACAGGCAGGAGAGCGGGAAAATTCCTATCCTTCTTCACTTCAGCACAGACGAGGTCTACGGAGACATCGTTGACGGTGCCCACCATGAAGGAGACATTCTCAAGCCTTCGAATCCCTATTCCGCGACCAAGGCTGCTGCTGACATGCTGATCATGGCATGGGGCAGGACATACAACATACCCCACATCATTGTTCGCCCCACGAACAACTATGGCATCGGGCAGTATGTGGAGAAGTTGATTCCCAAGACATGCAAGTATCTTCACCTTGGCAGAAAGGTTCCTCTTCACAACAACGGAACTCCTGTGCGTACATGGCTTCATGCAGCGGACACGGCAGAGGCTGTTGTCAAGATCGTAGAGAGCGGAGTCAAGAACGAGATATACAACATCTCAGGCGGGTTTGAACAAACCAATCTAGAGACGGTCAGGAAGATTCTTGTCGAGTTGTTGGGGACAAAGGACTTCAACATCAACGACTACATAGATGTGACCTGTTCTAGAGTTGGGCAGGATCTTCGATACTCGCTTGACGATTCTAAGATCAGGAAGTTGGGTTGGGAACCGAAGATGAACTTCGACAAGGCGTTGAAGGGAATCATTCAGCACTACAAGAACACCTTCATTTGGTGACTGAGGACATATTCATTATGAACACTAGAGAATTCAACTGCGTGAAAATCCTAACCGATCTGATTGAGAACGAGGGTCTTGTTGGAGTTAAGACATCGTTCGAAGATGAGGGTGCCCTCTTCAATGAGACCATTCGTCTGAAGGAGATCTGCAATCAGGCAAAGACAAAACTCACTCTGAAGATCGGTGGCCCTGAGGCGATCCGAGACCTAAAGGACTCTTCGATCATTGGAGTCAAGGGATTGGTTGCCCCCATGGTTGAGTCTGAGTTTGGGCTTTCCAAGTTCATTCAGGCGGCAAAGACACATATTCCCGAAGACTCGCTGTCTTCTATTCAACTGAACATCAACATCGAAACGATCACCGCCGTCAACAATTCGCAGCAGATGTTGGAATCGAAGTCGGCTACCGATCTCTATGGGGTGACTGTTGGGCGTGTGGATTTGGTTTCTTCCATGGGGCGGGATCGCAAGTTTGTTAACAGCGATGAAGTCTATACCCTGACCAAGCAAGTCTTCGTCAAGGCAAAGGAAAAGGGACTCAAGTTGTGCCTTGGCGGTGCTGTCTCTGTTGATTCATACGAGTTCCTGAAGCGACTTCACTCCGAGGGTTTGTTGGACAAGTTTGAAACGCGATACGCAATCTATGATCCGTCAATCGCGCTCAAGAATCTTTCACGCGCCCTGTCAAAGGGGCAAATGTTTGAGTACGAGTGGTTGAAGACCAAACATGAGTACTACACCACTCTTGCGAACCAAGACATCAAGCGAATTGAAATGATTCAGGACAGAATCAATCAATCGATCTCCTTCAAGTGATAGGCGGCTGTGCAAATGAATGTTCTAGTGACGGGCGGATCGCGTGGGATCGGAAAGGCTATCGCTGAGAGATTCCTGCGTGAGGGACATCGCGTGTACACCCCTACGCGGGGGGAGTTGGATCTGTCCCAAAAGGTAGTCCTCATAAACCCTACCTTTGATGTTGTTATCAACAACGCAGGGATCAATCCTCTGAGAGACATTCCCGATGTCAGCGACCAAGAGGTAATGCGCGTTAACTACCTGTCTCCTCTTGAGATCGTGCAGCAATGCCTACCCCATATGCTTGAGCGGGGATTTGGTCGGATAGTCAACATAGGAAGTGTTTGGATCGATTTGGCAAAACCCAAGCGATCTGCCTATGCGGCTAGCAAGTGTGCTTTGCATTCACTCACTAAGTCTCTGACGGCAGAGTATGCAAGCAAGAACATCCTTGCCAACACGGTCTCTCCTGGGTTCATCGGAACGGATTTGACATATCAAAACAACAGCAAGGATGAACTGGAGAAGATCATACAGAGCGTCCCCGTGGGTAGATTGGGTACGCCATCTGAGGTAGCAGATTTGGTCTATTTCCTATCATGCCCTCAGAACAACTTCATATCGGGACAGAACATCTTTATTGATGGTGGTTACACATGCACAGCCTGAGGATCAAGTCCAAGATTGCCGACTACACCGTTCAGTTTGTAGATCGCGTCGAGGAAATCGTGGAGGAGACTCGCAGTCCAAATACCATCACATTCATAGATCACAATGTCGCCTCTCTTTACCCCGACATCAATCGTGAAGACTTTGTTTCCGTTGTCTGCGATGAAGATGTAAAGACACTTCAGGGAACTCAGGTCATTCTCAATGAACTAGTGCGAAGAAGAGCAAACACCAAGACAAAACTCGTAGTGATTGGGGGAGGAATCCTCCAAGACTTGGTCGGATATTGCGCTTCGATATACTGCCGAGGTATAGAGTACATCTTGGTTCCCACCACCCTACTGGCTCAAGCCGACAGTTGTATTGGGGGAAAGACATCGATCAACTACGGAAACAGGAAGAACATCCTAGGGACATTTTTCCCACCGTCAAAGATACTCATAGATACCAACTTCACTCGCACCCTGACCGTCAAAGATTACATTAGTGGGTTGGGAGAGGTATACAAGTTCCACATACTGCAAGCAAAGATGCCATTGTTTGATTCAAGCGGCTCTGTGCAAGAGATGGTGTTTGATGGTTTGCGCTACAAAGCAGAAGTAATCTCGCGTGACGAGTTTGATAGAGGCGAGAGGAGATTCCTCAACTTCGGACACACCTTTGGTCATGCCCTAGAGGCGGTCTCGCAGCACGAAATCCCGCATGGAATCGCCGTCATCTTGGGGTCGATGATAGCGGTAACTGTTTCCAAGAAATTGGGTTACACGGTTCCCAACTACGATTTGATCATGGAAAAGGGAATCGAACTCGTTCGACTCAGTTCTACAGAACTCAAGAAGGAATGGTTTCAGTACGAGGCACTATCGGAGATCATCAAGTCGGACAAAAAGAGCAATGGAAATCTGACGATGGTGTTGATTAATGAGACTCCTTTCTTGACAGACATCATGGATAAGTCTATACTTCCTCAAATCCTAGAGGAGATTCATGCGAGTGTCTGATTACATCATTCAGTTTCTGCGGGACAAGTATCAAGTAGACACCATCTTTACCGTATCGGGAGGAGGGTGTATCTTTTTGGTTGACTCGTTGGGCAAAACTGATGGGGTTCAATACATCGCCACACACCACGAACAGGCTGCTGCAATTGCCGCAGAGGGCTACTCTCGGATGAATGGCAGATTGGGCGCATGCTTGGTCACAAGCGGTCCAGGTGGGACTAATGCGATCACAGGCACCCTTTGCAGTTGGCTTGATTCGATCCCTGTGATTGTCATCTGTGGGCAAGTGAACAGGGAGATGACCACAGACTACACGGGATTGAACATTCGCCAATTGGGCGATCAGGAGTTCAATCTAGTAAAGACAGTTCAGAACATGACAAAGTATGCCGTTCAGGTGAATGATCCGAATGAGATCAGATACCACCTAGAAAAGGCATGCAAGTTGGCGACCACGGGAAGGCCTGGCCCTGTTTGGCTTGATGTCCCACTCAACACGCAATCTGCGGAAATCGATCCTGACGCAATCGCAGGGTACGAGGATGAGGTTGCACCTTCAAGACCCGATACCACCAAAGTCGATGCTGTTGTCGATCAATGGAGGAAGGCAAAGAGACCGTTGCTTATTGTTGGCAACGGCGTTCGTCTTAGCGGTGCGGTGGATGATGTTCATGCACTTCTTTCACAAACAAATATCCCGACGATCACCGCTGTAAACGGGAATGACATCGTAAACTCCGACTACAGGTACTACTATGGAAGGTTCGGCACACACGCTCAGATGTGTGCAAACAAACTCCTGAGCGAGTGCGACTTTCTGCTTACTATTGGCAGTCGCCTGTATGTAAGACAAACAGGGTACAACTTCAAGGGATTTGCACAGCAAGCCTACAGGGCATATGTTGATATTGATGCGGGAGAACTGCAAAAGCCTACTCTTTTCCCCGATGTGGCTATTCAGTCTGATGCGGGAGAGTTCATCAGGGAGATCATGAAGCACGATCTTCCAACCACATCCAAGGATTGGCTTGATGCATGCGATGCCACCAATCAGTTCCCAAAGGTATTAGATCGGCACAGGAACACCACCGATTATGTGAGCCACTATGCTTTCATCGAAGAGTTGTCAAAGGTTCTTCCAAACGATCATCATATCGTCACAAGCGATGGTTCGGCAAATGTTGTTACCATGCAAGTCATGGACTTGAAGGGAAAGCAGCGGTTGTTTACCAACACGGGATGTGCGCCCATGGGATACGGTCTACCCGCAGCCTTGGGTGCAGCAGTCCATCACAAGGTCATTTGCTTAGAGGGGGATGGAAGCCTTCACCTGAACATCCATGAGTTGCAGACCATGAAGCACTATGGGCTTCCCATCAAGTTGATTCTTCTGAACAACGATGGTTACCTATCGATCAAGATCACACAGAACACTTTTTTCAATGGTCGGTATGTGGCTTCCGAAAAGTCAAGCGGAGTTTCCTTTCCAAACTTTGAGCATGTGATCAAAGCATACGGTCTTCCTTACTGCTCCATTCGAACCAATAGAGACATTCAACCAACGCTCAACGAATTCCTCTCGCAGGATGGGCCGTGCGTATGCGAGGTGTTTACTGATCCTAATGAGACTCACGAACCAAAAGTTGCTGCCAAGTTGGGTGCAGATGGCAAGTTCATCCCAGGCGAACTCAAAGACATTAGGTGGGTAAAGTGACTGTTCTTGTAACTGGTGGGAATGGTTACATTGCTAAAAGCCTTCGAACTGCGCTGAATCGAAAGTACGATATCGTCGCCGTGACGCTAAATGATTTTGACATGACAGACGGCGATGCCATGAGAAAATGGTTCCGAGGAAAGTCATTTGCAGCAGTTGTCCACACCGCGACAGTAGGCGGCAGTAGACTTCAGAACGAAACCAGTTCTGTGATTGAGCAAAACCTTCTGATGCACTACAACCTACTGTCGTGTAGAGATCATTTCTCCCGCCTGATCGGATTTGGATCGGGTGCAGAAATATTTGCGCCTGAGACTCCATATGGGTTGAGCAAGAGGGTGATAGCAAACTCAATCAAGGAGACACCGAACTGGTACAACATCAGGATCTTTGGTGTGTTTGATGAGAACGAGTTGCCCACCCGATTCATCAAAGCCAACATCAATCGGTACCTTCAGCATCAGCCGATGAAGATTCACAAAGACAAGATCATGGACTTCTTCTACATGAAAGACTTGGTCTCTGTGGTAGATAAGTACTTGGTTGACACAGATCCGCCCAAGGAAATCGATTGTTCGTACAGCGAAAAACATTCATTGACCAACATCGCTTCGCAAATCAATCAACTGGCAACCCATAAGGTACCAGTTGACATTCAGGAAGACGGAATTTCGTTTTACTGCGGACAGGAACTAAAACTAGATGTTCCGCTAGTCGGCTTTTCTCAGGGTCTCAAAAACACTTTCGATGCAATCTTGAACAAAGGAACTACACTATGAAGGACTATTCTCAGAGCGGAGAACAGGCAGCGATTCTCAACTACATCGAAGCAAAAGGTCTTGCCGAGGGAAAACTCTTGGAGATCGGCGCATTCGACGGAGAGAACTTTAGCAATGTGAGAGCAATCATGCTCAAGTACCCGAGGTGGAAAGGCGTGTTTGTAGAGCCTTCCTCTTTCTGCTTTGTGAGGCTGTACGAGATGTACAAGATGGAACCGAGCAGAGCAGAACTTGTGAATGTCGCGGTGGTTCCCGATAGCGATCTTGATGGAAGCGTCTTCCTCAAGTTCAACGAGTCGCCCATGAGTGCCGTGTCATCTTCCGTGGATGGTCACACGGAAAGATGGTACAACGAGAAAAACGAGCATGGCGAATCTGTGAATCCGAGACGCATCTATGTTTCCAAAACTGGAATGAAGGATCTCTTGGACAAGTTTGGCCCATTCGACTTCATCAACATCGATGTTGAGGGTTACTCTGCACGGCTTGCCCTTCAAGATTGGTTCAATCCCAGAGACTATGGATGCAAGTTGCTCTGTATTGAGCAAGACGGTCGTTGGCAAGAACTTCAGGCAAAGTTTGTTCAGCAAGGATACAGTTTGATCAAGTTGAATGCAGAGAACCTGATCATGGGAATCCTATGAAGATTCACATCAACTATGCACACGGCAGATATGTCGAATCACAGAAGCATTGCTGCACAACAGCGTTGCAAAATGGATTTGATGTGTCTAGACCCTACGGTATACAAGACTTGGATGACCAGTTTCTCCAAGCGAATCAGTATACGATGTCTCAGCCGAGGGGCGCAGGCTACTGGCTGTGGAAGCCATACCTCATACTAAAGACGATGGAATCCATGTCGGATGACGATTGGCTCATGTATACAGATTCGGGCATGTACTTCGTGAGAAACCCATGGGACATGATTCTGTCCAAGAGCGATCAAATTGGCGATAGGGGTATTGCAACATTTGCGTCAATTGCAACCAACAAGGTCTTCACCAAGAGGGATACATTCGTCCTGATGGGCACAGACGATCCTCTCTACACCGATGCACCACATCGGATGGCAAGTGTATTTGTGTGTAAGAAGACTCCGCTCTCCCTACAGTTCGTTAGGGAGTGGCTGAAGTATGCCTTGGATCCAAGAATCATAACGGACTTGCCAAACACCCAAGGTCTTCCAAACTATCCCGAGTTCAAGGATCACAGGCATGATCAAAGCATCATGAGTATCCTTGGAACACAGCACGGCACCCTTCTCGTTGAAGAGGACATAACGCAGTTCAGCAATCCAAACCCATATCTGATTCATACTAGAAACCCAATCTGAGGCATTTTGAAATGAAGTACATGGTTACTGGCGGTGCAGGATTCATCGGCTCACACCTAGTTAACGCACTTGTCGATCAGGGACATACGGTCATATGCGTAGATAATCAGAGTTCTGATGGGCATGAATTATTCAAGTGGAATGACGGCGCAGTTAACATTAACTCTGACATCAATGACCTAACTTACTCTGACTTTCAGGGAGTCGATACCGTGTTTCACATGGCAGCAGAGGTCAGCATTCCGCGCTGCATTGCTCAACCAAGAAAAACATTTGCTTCTAATGTAGATGGCACATTCAATGTTTTGGATTGTGCCAAGAGGGCGGGAGTCAATCGATTTATCTTCTCCTCCACATCTGCAATCTATGGAAACGGCTGTAGTGGAATGTACGGAGATGGGCAGAACGAAACGGCACCTGTAAATTGTCTTAACATCTACGCAACAAGCAAGTTGATGTGTGAGCAACTGTGCAAACTGTATGCCGAGCCACGGTTCATGGATACTGTTTGTCTTCGATACTTCAATGTCTATGGAGAGGGACAATCGAACAAGGGACAGTACTGCCCCGTGGTCGCTGTCTTCAAGCGGCAGAAGGAAGAGGGTAAACCTCTTACAGTTGTTGGAGATGGTATGCAGACGCGAGACTACATTCATGTGTCTGACATTGTGTCGGCAAACATTCAAGCCGCAATCGCCAATAGGTTCTTCAATGGTGATGTGATCAATATCGGAACAGGTCGATCACATTCAGTAATGGAAATTGCTAGAATCATCGCGGGAGAGGAGGGCACGATCAAATTCCTTCCTCCGAGGCAGGGAGAAGCCCGACACACACTCTGCAACAATTCAAAAGCGTTGGAACTTCTTGCTTGGAAACCAAAGATTTCTTTGCATTCGTGGCTCTCTGAGACCTTGCAATCTAAGTGATTGGTGCTACAATCTTCGAATCAATGAACGACAAGATCGAACTCATCATCCTACGCAGTCTTCTTCATAGACCCGAGTTCACACGCCGCGTCCAACCATTTCTCAAGCAGGAGTACTTTCACGACTCCTGTGAGAAGCGGCTGTTCAACACGGTGTCTGAGTTCATCGAAAAGTACTCCACCGCTCCCACCCGCGAAGCCCTGAAGATCATCCTGAATCAACAGGATGGTCTGTCTCAGGGTGAGTTCGATGAGTGTGTTAAGTTGGTAGAGACGATGGACAAAGGCACCGAGGAGCCTGATGAGGAGTGGCTTGTCGATCAGACTGAGAAGTTCTGCAAGGACAAGGCGGTCTACAACGCCCTGATGGAGTCCATCGAACTCCTTGACGAGAAGAAGGCAAAGGGTCGCTCCAAGAACGCTATCCCCGAGATCCTGACCAAGGCACTCAGCGTGTCGTTCGATGAACACATCGGTCACGACTTCATTGAGGATGCCGAGAAGCGGTACGACTTCTACCACCGCGTAGAAAAGAAGACACCATTCGATCTAGACTACTTCAATAAGATCACCAACGGCGGTGTGCCTGACAAGACTCTGAATGTCATCCTCGCGGGTACGGGCGTGGGCAAGTCCCTGTTCATGTGCCACCATGCCGCCAACTGTCTCTCGCAGAGCAAGAATGTCTTGTACATCACTTGTGAGATGGCAGAGGAACGAATTGCAGAGCGCATCGATGCCAACCTCATGGACATCACCCTGGATGATCTCAAGAAGTTGCCCATGGAGATCTATGCCAAGCGGCTTGCCAAGGTGACGATGGGAATCACAGGCAAACTCCTGATCAAGGAGTACCCCACGGCATCGGCAAATGTCAATCACTTCCGTCACCTGTTGGATGAACTGCGCCTGAAGAAGAACTTCAAGCCCGATGTCATCTTCATCGACTATCTGAACATCTGTGCATCGTCTCGCTTCAAGGCGAACGGTAATGTGAACTCGTACACTTATGTCAAGGCGATTGCTGAGGAACTTCGTGGGCTTGCCGTGGAGGTTGGCGTACCGATCTTCACCGCCACACAGACAAATCGCTCGGGCTTCGGCAACACGGATATTGAACTCACAGACACATCGGAATCTTTTGGTCTACCCGCTACGGCTGACTTCATGTTTGCGTTGATCGCCACCGAACAGTTGGATGAGTTGGGACAGGTCATGGTCAAACAGTTGAAGAATCGCTACAACGATGTTGCTACAAATCGCAAGTTCGTGATTGGTATTGACCGTGCCAAGATGAAGTTGTTCGATGTGGACGAGTCGCAGCAGCAGTTGATTCAGGGCAACGGTGCCGATGACCGCGACGAAGATGATGACTCTCCCGCGCACGGGAGCGGGGGCGCGTACAGGCGCACGGGCGGGTACGGGCGCGAGAAGCCAACCATAAAAGGTTGGTCATAAATTACGGGCGGGTGCCTGATAGTGGTAAAAGGTGGTGACTTATAATTGCCCTCATGCGGGTTCGACTCCCGCCCCGCCTATTTCATATGAGCCTAAATAACCGCACAGGAAACACCCTATGCTGTCATTTAAGCAAATGCTCCCCCTCATGGAGCAAACTGAGCAGAACAATCACCTAGATCACATCGAAGATCTCATGCTCCTTAAGGGTGGGAGCGGCTTGAACAATGCGATTGCCTTCATTAAGGACATCGTTCAGAGCCTCAAGACAGGCAGCACATCGTTGGGAATGTCCACCAAATGGGATGGAAAGCCTGCTGTCATCTGCGGTATCAATCCCGAAAACAAGAAATTCTTTGTCGCCATCAAGGGTGTCTTCGGCAAGCAAGTGCAGAAGGTGTTTCATACCGAGGCAGAGATTCGCAAAGGCTTTGAAATCAAAGATTTGGCAGACAAGTTGGTTCAATGCCTTAAGTATCTGCCAAAGGTAGGAATCAAGACGGTGCTTCAGGGCGACCTGATGTTCACCGCAGATGGGAAGAAGAGCCTGACGATTGGTGGAAAGCCACATATTGGATTCCAACCAAATACGATTCTTTACACCGTTCCATCCGATAGCGAAATCGGCAAGCGGATCGCAGCCGCAAAGATTGGAATCACATTCCACACCGAGTACTCAGGCAAGACTCTTGCCGACCTGAAAGCAACTACCTTTAACTTCAACGCTAGCAAACTCAAGCAACACCCCGATGTTTGGTTCACCGATCCAAACATCTACGACCTCACGCCTGCTCTCCTGAAGGGCGGGGAAAGCGATACTGCGCTTCGGGGCATCACCGAGTGCGAGACGCTAGCCAAGAAGGTAAAGCCCTTCCTGAAGCCTCTGCTTGCCCGTAAAGACCTCATGCCGCTGATGCTTCCCTACATCAACAGCACGATCAACGGCGGTCTCACCAGTTTCAGCGCAAGCGGTCTGAAACTGTATGTAAAGACTAAGTTGGAAAAAGAACTAAATATGTTGAAGACCGAGAAGGGGAGACAGGCGAAGGAAGCCGCCATGAATAACATTCTCGCTTTCATCGATGCTTACGAGGATCAGTTCAATGCTATGTTTGAACTGCACAATAAGATCGCAAAAGTCAAGGAGATGATCCTTGGAAAGTTGTATGCGGTCTCTGCCCTTGGTCACTTCTTCATGGATGCTGATGGTATTCGTCCTACCGACCCCGAAGGAATCGTGATCGTCAGAACGGGTATGGCAATCAAGTTGGTCAATCGTCTGCGATTCAGCAGACAGAATAGAAAGGCAAACGAGTCGTGAAGAACTTTGCGCAGCACCTCACGGAGGCACCGAAGAAAGACACGGTGGTCATTGCATTCGGTCGCATGAACCCACCGACAATCGGTCATGGTGTGCTTGTGGACAAGGTTCTCGCAGAGGCATCCAAGCGGAATGCCGATCACTTCATTTTTGCTTCTACCTCACAGGAACCCAAAAAGAACCCGCTGAGTCACAAACAGAAGGTGGAATACTTGAAGAAGTTCTTCCCAAAGGCAAAGTTCCCGCTGAACAAGGCGGGAGACCCTTATTCTGCGGTTCTGTATGTTTGCGACTTGGGCTACAAGAACATCGTGATGATTGCAGGCAGCGATCAGGTCGAGAATTTCAAGAACATCGCAAAGTACAAGGGCAAGGTTGCCGAGCGCGATCCAAAGAAGCGCAAGTACTCTTTTGACAACTTCGAAGTTGTACAGGCAGGAGAAGCCCGTGACGATGATGCGCAAGGCATTCGGGGCATGTCTGCCTCCAAGATGAGAGCAGCAGCATTTGATGGCGATTTCAAGAAGTTCGCCACAGGCGTTGCAGGAAACGACATGGCTCTCAAAAAGAAGATGTACAACGATGTCCGAAAAGGATTGAACCTCAAGGAAGAGTACATCTTCGAAGCCAAGGATGGAGAGAACAAGGTGACTATCCTAGCCCTTACATCGTCGGAGAAGGATCTGAGCGACACCATTGAGAAGATGGAGGCGATTTGCAAGCGACGAAAGATTGAGTTCTATGCCGTGAAGACAAGCAAGGCGCAGATTGACATCTCTAGCGTTGCATCGAAGAAGATAGTCATCAAGAACTATGACGGCGAAGGCAAGGACTGCACCATCAATCCAAGCGACACGGTTGCTATTGTTCGCGGTGGCGTGATGAACAGCGACATCGGTGTCGCCATCATGACCATCCTACAGAACAACGGCGTGTTCATGGTCAACGAGCGCGGTGGCATGGAACTGTGCGCGAACAAGTTGGAGACGGCAATCGCACTCAAGAAGCATGAGTTGCCCCACCCCCGCACCGCATTCGTCGCCAACGAAGAGAACATCGAAACTGCTGTCAAGGAAGTCGGTGGCAAGTTCCCGATCATCGTGAAGACTCTCACGGGCGCGGAAGGTATCGGTGTCTCCAAGATCGAAAGCATGGAGAGCCTGAAGTCGGTGCTTCAGACGCTATGGAAGTACAAGGCAGAAGTCATCATTCAGGAGTTCCTACCTGACTTCAAGAATGATGTCCGCAGCATCGTGCTGAACGGAAAGATCTTTGCGTGTGCCAAGAGAGACAAAGCACCCAAAGATTTTCGCACGAACATCGCCCTTGGTTCAAAGGGCGGGGCTTTGCAACTTTCTGACGAGGAAATAAAGTTGGTGGAGCGGGCTGCAAGGGTAAGCAAGTGCTACTATGTTGGAATCGACCATGTCATCAATCAGGGCAAGCCATACATCATTGAGATGAATGCAAGCCCAGGCAGCGGCAACATCTACTACCGCTACTACGAGGATGGCAAGGGCAAGAACAATGTCAAGGGAGAGGAACTTGTAGAGGACTTGGTCGATTACATCCTCAACAAGGCACATTGGAAGTTGTTCTCCAACCTAGCCGTGCGTGAAGAAGTGAAGATCGATGGTGCGGAGTACACCGCCAAGATCGACACAGGCAACAGCGGCTACAACATGATCCATGCCGAGGACATCAAGGACAACGGCGATCACACAGTCACCTTCAAGTTGCCCAACGGCAAAAAGGTCACCAAGAAGATCGTCAGTCGCATCACAGTCAAGAGTGGTATCGGAGAGAAGAAGCGATTCGTCGTGCTGATGGACATTGAGTTCCACGGCAAGAAGTACCCTAAAATCAAGTTCAGTCTTGGTGACCGCAGCCACATGTCCACTAAGGTGCTGATTGGATTGCAGTTTCTCAGCAAAACGGGCATGGTGGTTGATCCCGCAGAGGCGATCTACCCACAACCTGATGTTAATTCCAAGCGAAAGGGCGACGAGGAAGAAGAGGAAGAACTTGTTGAAGATACCGAAGTCAATGCTGTTAAGAAGGCTGTTGTGGAGATCATGAAGACTCCCACAGTCAGCGCAAAGGTCTTCTCTTTGATCAACAAGAAGGGCAAGATTTCACCCGAAGACTTCAAGAGAGAAGTCATGCGCGTCCGCAATGAAATCATGTTTCAGGCATATAATAGTTCGGCCGCAGGCGTGACTTTGGTAAAGTTCATCGAAAACAATAAGGTTGCTAAGTTTATTGCCAAACTATTCGACAAGTTAATAGAATCGGGTGGTTTTGATATTAATTTCTACATAAACAAATTGGCATCGGGCGCAATAAGTCTTAGCAGAATACTTAGCATGGGCGACGATGCGGAAGTCAATTCCCTTATTGAAGCCGATGTCACAAAAGGCAAAGAATTCAAGACCAAGACGGGCAAAACGAAGGAAAGTCCAAAAGACAAAGGGTCGGGTCTGCCCAAGAAGTATGTCGCGGGATTGAGTAAGAAGGAAGCAGAACTTCGCAAGAAGCGTCTTGAGAAGCGTAAAACTATGTCGGATGACGATCCACAGACATGGGAGTTCGTCAATCCTGATGAGAAGGACATCAAGACCAAGCCATCGAAGTACAGCACCTTGTACAAGAAACTCGCCAAGAAGGGCAAGTTGAAGGCTCTTAAGAATGGCTATGAACACGACGATGCTATGGAGCGTCTGTCCAAGATCGATGAATCTGATGAAAGAAATGCAGTAAAACTCCGCATGGCAATTGCCTATGAGGAGCGGTGTTTAACTCGTAATATGCAGGAGGCCTCTCAATTGACTCGTTCATACATTGACTTGCTGAAGGAAATCCGCGACAACGAGATGGGTAGCGACTTGCCCAAGACCGACATCAACGAAGACTTTGACTATCTCTTGGTTGAGGTCAGCCCTCCTAGCGGCCCCGCTCGTCGCTTCTCCAAGAAAGATAAGATCAAGAAGGAGTTCCAAAAGCGGTATGGCAATCGATGGAAGGAAGTGTTCTATGCAACCGCATGGAAGATGCATGGCGAGCAAATCAACACAATAGAGTATTGGTTGAAAGAATCGAAAAAGATCAATGCCGTCATGCAATGGACTGCCTTGGGTAAGAGAGGGCCTCTGCCGATTGGCAGTGACAAGATCGTCAAGACATATAAAAAGGACACACCAGGTGAGCGTGAGCGTCTTGGCGAAGAGAAGTCTGAGGAAGAAAAGTCTGCTCTTTACAAGGAGTGGCAGAAACTCGTAAACATGTCGGGCAAGGAAATTCAATCGTTCCTTGACTCGGATGAAGGCAAGGAGGCGGGTCTGTCTCGCAAGGAGGCAGGAAAGGCAGGGGCGGGTGGTAAGAAGATCACAAGCGGTCGTGACTCTGCCCGTGCCATCATTCGCATGCTTGATACCCCCAAGGAAAAGTGGACACCAAACGATTGGAAATGGGCGGGTAAGCAAGTGAACTTCATCAACCGCATGAAGGGTGCCAAGGGCGGCATGCGAGACGAGAAGGGTCGCCCAACTCGCAAGTTGCTCGCACTTAAAGTATGGGGCTATAACCCAGAAAAGAAGTCATGAAAAATTACAAATCTCTAAAAAAAGACATCACAGAGGCTCGGATCGCCGCTTTGGAAAAGAAAGCAAAGGCTAGCGGCATTTCATATGGCATTCTCAAGAAGGTATACGACAGAGGTATGGCAGCATGGAAGGGTGGGCATCGCCCTGGTGCTACAAGCCACCAATGGGCATTCGCCCGTGTGAACTCTTTCATTGTCGGTGGTAAGACTCGAAAGACTGCTGATGCCGATCTTTGGAAGAAAGCAAAAGGCAGATAACGCGCATCTATAAATAACAAGTATCAACAGGAGACACCATGTTCCACAATCCATTTAATTCTAAGATTGTTGCTGACATCACCAAGTTCCTAAACGAACGCAGTAACGAAGTAGACATCCTCCCATGCTTGGGCCAAAAAGCCGCTGAAGCCGCCAATATTGTTGCAGAAAAGATCGTTCTTGAGGATCGTCATAACACTCTCGTTGCTCTCTTCAACGAGGCTGTCAGGGAATGTGGTTGTCACGGTACCACAAAAGAAGCAAATGAATTTTCTAAGGCAATTCAACTTCACCTTGATGGCAAAGGCCCGACCAAGGCGAAAAGCGATAAATAATCAAGACGAAATAAATAGAAAGCACAGAGGAGAACCACAACAATGGCACTTTGGAACAACACAGACAGAGAAGAATCTAAGCCCACATGGCTGAACGCTGCACAAAAAGTTCGCTGCATTCGTACCGTTTCGGGTTGGGAACTTCCGCTTGATGGAACATCTCTCGGCGGACAATTAGCAGGAGCAGCAGGACTAACTTCTTTGACTGGAAATACTCCATTCATGGAACTTCTCGTTGCCTTGCCCCTTGATCCATCCACGACAGGAGTTACGAGTTCTCTTTATGCGAATCGCATTTCAGCAACTGGCGGCACGGATTCTTCGGGCGATGTTCCAAATTATCTTCCTTACTTCTCCTGTCCGTTCGACGGTGATAGTGCGACTGCGGGTGGGCACGATGGTCAGGGACTATCTTTTGATAACTCTGTAACAGGAACAGGTGCAGGGTATGGAAGTTATGCAGTCAACGGCTACGGCGTTTCGACCTTGAACTTCTTGGGTAGTCAAACTGCCTATATCAAAGTTGTTGCTAATGACAGCAACTTTACACAAAACCTCACTTTCAGCGAAGTTTCTGATGCTTTTGGTGCCCGTGGTAATTTGATTACAGGATCAGGCCTTCTGACACCAACATCAGTTCCTGTGACTGTGTATGAGACCTTCTTCGGTGCAACATCAGACATCAATAACAATATTGCCGTCTTCAAGATTAACAAACAAGGTGCTACTGCTAACAGCGGCCCATATGCTGTGACTCTTCGCGTAACCGATTCTGCAAGCGCAACTGCTGATACCACATTCTATGTGTTCTTCGGTGCAACTGCAACCTGATAGGAGTTAATATGAGATCGTTCAAGGAACTGAGAAAGACAATCAGAGAATCTGTAGCCTATGTTGCGCCATTCGAAATGATGGGCACCAGCACCCGTGTTGGCCCTCTAGACGGAGACAACGCTCTTGATGGCACCGACATTAATCTGTCTTCTCTTTCTAATGCAGCGATTGCTCGTATCAACACCTATCTTGGTGCGCTATCTGCAAAACCGTACATCGACCCAGTGTCTGCCCTAAAACAGGCACAGGGTCGGCTTCAGATGGTCGGTCTAGACTTCCACATGGATCGTGATTGTGCCATGCGTCTCTCCACACAGACAGAGGAACTTCTTCCTCTTGTTCGTTTCGGTGGCGTGTTTGGTTCTGACGGCACGACCTACGGAACAAATCACGATGATGGAATCACCCCAATGCTCGGTCATGGTCTCGCACTCCGCGTGGAGACCAACAAGTTGCCAAACGGGCTTACTCAAGTCCATGCGATGATCGTGCCCAACGGCTAATAGCCATGGCTTTTTGTAATGAAAGGCGACAGCCTGACAGATGAGAATTATATTCGGTACGCGATGAAAAACTACGACAATCCCCAATGCACGGGGGTTAAGGAGTTTGAAGAGGATCTTGCTCGCATCGTCTACATAAAGCGTCTCTTTCGACGCTATAAGAAATCGGGCATCCTCCGTGATCGTCTGATTCTTAACCACATAATCACATTCTGTAATGTCTTCGGCGTGGAGGCAGGGACACAACTCCTGTTCTTCAAGATAGACGAGGATTTACACTACATACTGAAGACATTCTTGGTCTTCTTAGAATACTTGCCCGACAATCAGCCGACTAGATTTTACCTAAACATTGATCTTGTCAAAATTCCAATGGACAAGGACATCATAAAGAAACTGCGGAGCATCTGATGAACATTCAACACCTGATCACAGAGCGTTTCAAGCATCTCATGAATTGCCCTTGGCGAGACTTCCCCGAGCGCAAGAACAGGTTTGAATTATACATTAACAAACTGCGGCATGCTATAGAAGCGGGCAATCCATTTACTTTTTATTCAGGGTTGCCATATACTCCTCACACGATAGCAGAGTATGGATATAGAATCCGCGAGTATTGTGCAGATGAAATGCCTGATGGTGCAATTGAAGATTTGATAATCGAAGAACTAAACAAACGAGGGTTGGTTCATCGCACAGTCATAGAGAATGTTGAGGCGGTTGCAATCGCCCCAGGAACGATCCGTCTGTATGGTGGATTCATAACTCCAATAGTGCTAGAGGAAGAACTTCTTCCTTCAGATGAGTTCTTGGGGCATCCTATCTACAAGCACAAAGAAAAGATCTTCACTATTGAATCGGTTCAGCGAGAAGATGCCCCTGTCAACAATGTCGGCGGTGGCAACATCGCAGGAGTATCGCCAGGACAGGAACCGCCAGGCAAGCGTGGCATGTATTTTGCCCGTAACTTGAAGAAAACGAAAGACCTGAACAAAAAGTTGAAGCGTAAACTTTGACAACTATCTATAAGTCTGTCGATAAGAATCTGCTGAGTTTTAAACAAAATAATAAGATTCTGTATTAGTCGATTTCCAAAACAAACATCTAATAATATCTTATAACTTTGTTCATCTTAAGATAATTGCCTTGACTCCCCATATTTCGTGGGGTATAGTATCTCAAATCATGCCGATTCACATCGACACCAAGTACATCAACTTGCTGTCCCCGCGCTTAGATCGCTTTCAATGGAAGAAGCAGAGTCTTGCCGTGTGTCGCTGCCCTATGTGTGGTGATAGTCAGAAGAGTAAAAGTAAGGCTCGGTTCTATCTGTATGAGAAGAAGGGAGCCTTCTCTTGCAAGTGCCACAACTGTGATTACAGTGCAACTCTTAGTTGGCTGTTGAAGATGCTTGATCCCAACCTCTATAAGCAATACACATTCGAAGTCCTTAAGGAAACAGGAGTCTCATATGGACACACGCGCACACACGCGGACGCGCCCACCCACGCGCCCGTGCGTAGGGAGGATAAGATTCTATCGCTGTTGCCGCGATTGGACTCCCTTCCTGACGATCACCCCGCCGTCATATGGGCACACAAGAGACGCTTACTCAAGGACAGCCTCAGTCGGCTCTACTACTCAGAGGACTATGGAGAGTGGGCAAAGAACATCGACCCCGATGTACGCGCAGGAAATGACGAGCGAATCGTGATTCCCATCTTAGACATAGATGGAAAGGTTGTCGGGGCGCAGGGTCGGATCATCGGCAACAGCAAGCCTGATCGAAATACCATTCGATATCTTACTGTCAAGGCAGACAAGGACGCACGGAAGACATGGTATGGTTTGGATAGATGCGATCCCAAGAAGCAAGTCATTGTAGTTGAAGGCCCATTAGATAGCCTATTCTTAGACAACTGTGTAGCCATGATCGGTCTTTCAGATGCGACCAACATCCCCGATGAACTGAAGGATTCCGACCTAATATATGCCTTGGACAACGAACCTCGCAACAAGCAAGTAGTCGAAGCGATGGAGCGTCTTTTAGAGAACGGTCATAAGGTATGCATTTGGTCTGAGCGGTTCTGTGGCTTGAAGGACATCAATGACATGGTTCTTGCAGGAAATGGCAGAACAAATATTCAACATGATATCATAAGGAACGCATTTTCAGGGCTTGCGGGGCGTATTGCCTTGAAGAGGTGGACTAAATAGCCGTGGAGGACTCTAAATGAACCCAGAAGAGAATAACGAAATCATGAAAACAGAAGTTAATGAAGTAGGGATGGAAACCGATGAAGTCGTTGGTGATGCCCCTGCGATTATCGACCTAGTCATGGATGGCAAGGCAAGTGAAGCCAAGAAAGCGATCTATACTTCCCTCTACCAAAAGGTAGGAGAGCGAATCGATGCAATCAAGCCCGAGATTCTCGGTGCCATCAACATGACTCAGGAACCACAAGAGCAGGAGTAAATTATGGAAACAGTTCGTGAATCGATCCCCGTCTTGGATGGGGTGGGATTTGTTCAATATGTCTCTCACATGGGCGATGATTTGACGGTTGTCAATGCTGCTCGCGTATCGTTCAGCAAGGAGAGCGAAGAGTTTGGTGATCGCGACGAAAAACTTATCAACTACCTTGCGAAGCACAACCATTGGACTCCGTTTGCCCATCCGCAAATCACCTTGCGGATCAAGGCACCAATCTCCATCCGCACACAACTCTTCAAGCACAAGCAGGGGTTCGTGGAGAACGAAGTGTCTCGTCGCTATGTGACGAACGAGCCTGAGTTTTACATCCCGCAATGGCGATCAAAGCCTACGAACAGTGCCAAGCAGGGCAGCGAGGACTTCATCGACCACGATGCGCTGACGGAACACTTGACGCAGATGTATGAAGAATCGATAGCAAAAGCCCATGGCTATTACAACTTTCTGATTGGTTCGGGAGTTGCACCTGAGCAAGCACGGTTCATTCTTCCCCAAGGGACTTACACGGAATGGTGGTGGACAGGCAGTCTCGCTGCGTATGCCCGTGTGTATGCCTTGCGTTCGGATCCCCATGCACAATGGGAAGTTCGGCAATACGCCGATGCTATTTCCACTCTTATCGAACCTTTGTTTCCTGTTTCGTGGAAGGGATTGACTACCAAATGAGGCACCCCTAAATACCTCGTAAACTGCCCCTTTTGGGTTTACGATGGCACACAGATTCAATGACTACATCAATGCCAACGATGGGGGATCCGTCGAATTTGTTCGACTGAGTTCGGGCATTGCCATTGGCACACAAGTCATGCTTGTTCGCCCCCTCATGGATTATGAGGCGGGTTCTGTGTTTACATACGCACCCACGAAGGCGTGTGAGGGCGGCAAGGTATATCGCTACAAGGGAATTGGTGAAGCATGCTTCTTTGACGGCAACGGTGACCCGATTGTCCTAAAAGGCGGAAAGCATGTACTAGACGAATCTTTTATTCTGCTAGAGGACGCTCCAAAGACTCAGGCAGAGGAAGTAAAACCACAACCTACACCCGATGTTCGAACGCCAAAGGCAAAAGAGGTTTTTGTTGAGGCACGGCGCAACCATCCACCCGATGCCGTGAAGGGCATTCAGGGCGAGGATGGTATTCCTGGTATCCGAGGCCCCAAAGGGGCTAAAGGCGACAAGGGGAATAAAGGCGACCAAGGAGAGAAGGGTGAAAGCGGCGAAAGAGGAGATCGCGGTGAGCGTGGACTTCAAGGGCCGCCTGGTATTCGTGGGGAAAGAGGAGAGCGTGGTGAAAGAGGTGAACAAGGTCTCCAAGGCGAGAAAGGTGAAGAAGGGAAAGAAGGAGCAGCGGGATCACGCGGCCCCCAAGGCGAACGAGGACTTCAAGGTCTTCAAGGGGAAAAGGGCGAGAAGGGAGAGCGGGGAGATAGCGGCGCACAAGGACTTCAGGGCGACAAGGGAGACAAGGGAGATCGCGGTGAGCAAGGCGAGAAAGGTGAAAGAGGAGAAAGAGGCGAGAAGGGAGAGCAAGGACAAAAAGGAGACAAGGGAGAACAAGGCGAACGCGGCGAAAGAGGCCCTGAAGGCGTTCAAGGAGTGGCAGGACAGAATGGGGCTGTAGGAGCAATCGGCCCACGGGGTGAACGCGGAGAGAAGGGCGAAAAGGGAGACAAGGGCGATCAGGGCGAACGCGGAGAGAAGGGTGCCACAGGCGATAGTGGCATACTGTCCGTTCAGTATCCCCTGAAACTTGACACGGGGCGAAAGCACTTGTCGATTGACCTGTCGAAGATCAAGTCCACCATCGGCACCGCACCCGTTCTCTATGACGGTGGCGGTGGTCTTGGCGAGGCGTTCAAGTTCATCTCCGTATCGGGTCAGTCGGGGCTGACTGCTGTTCAGTATGACAAGGAAACCCTGACATTTGTCGCAGGGACAAACATCGGTCTTGCCACAGATCCCGATAGCAACTCCATCACAATCAGCAGCATTGGTGGACAGGAAGCCTTGCTGCCTATGCACGGGTCTACAGGTGCAACAGGTGCTACTGGCCCTCAAGGCATTCAAGGTGTAACAGGTGCTACTGGTCCTCAAGGCGAACAAGGCATCCAAGGCATCCAAGGTGCAACGGGTGCTACTGGCCCTCAAGGTGCTACAGGTGCAACAGGTCCAGTAGGAGACTATGTAATCTCAGTAAACGGACTCACAGGAACCGTCCAATACATCACAGACTTCAAGAGAGCGTGGTTCATGTCATGAGAAGATGGAGACTCAACAGCGGATACTGCGGAAACACAGACCAACGCCGCACAAAGGCAGGAACCATTCCTGCTCTGAAGCACTACATTGAGCGGGGTTTGGGATTCTTTAGCGGAGCATGGACTCCTGCCGACATTACAACATCTCTTTGGTTGGATGCTTCAGACGCAAGCAGTATTACCTTGAGTGGAAACCAAGTCGTGTCGTGGTC